TCAAACTGAATTATCTGGTAATTTTTACGAACCAGATTTTAATGATTTGAAAAAAGTAATGAGAGATGTTTATACTAATTATAAAAAGTATAAACTTAGAGCCTTAAAAGATTCCAAAAAAATTAGAACTCAATTTACTTGGGAAAATGCTGCTCACATAGCTTATAAAGAACTTCAACATTTAGTTAATAATAAAACACCTAAAAAACCTAAAAACCATTTAATTATAAATTTTGATGAAGGGGCAAAAGTAGAATTAGTAGGAAATAAACCCGAAGAATATCATATTGAATTTTTAGATCCATTAACTAATAAATTGATACATTCTAGTAAAATTATTAATAATCAATGGACTAGTACTAATATTAAATATTATGTACCTTGGTTAATTTTTATTAATGGAAAATTTGTTTATAATTTAAATTTAAATAATCAAGTAGTAAAAATATCATTTGAATCTAGTTCTATTGGTGATACTTTAGCTTGGGTTCCTCAAGTTGTTGAATTTCAAAAGAAACATAATTGTAAATTAATTGTAAGTACTTTTTATAATGAATGGTTTAAAGGATTAGATGATTATAAAAATATAAAATTTGTTAATCCTAATAATAAAGTAAATTGTCTAGCTCATTATAGATTAGGTTGGTTTAAAGAAAATAATTATTGGGATGGGTATAACAGACACAAAACTAAACCAAATACAATCCCTCTAATCCAGGCGGCTACTGATATTTTAGGTTTACCATTCAAAGAAATTAATTATGGTATTAATTTTACACCTAAAAAAAGACCATTAAGAAAAAAATACATTTGCATAGGACCTCAGGCAACATCAGGATGTAAAGAATGGCCTAGAGAATATTGGTTAAAATTATCTGACTTATTAACAATGGAAGGTTATATAGTAGTTAGTTTAAGTTTACATGGTTTTGAAGGTAAAAATATCAAATCTAAATCTAATTTACCCTGGGATGATTTATTTAATTACTTATATCATGCTGATCTGTTTATTGGATTAGGATCAGGATTATCTTGGGTTAATTGGGCATTAAATAAGCATACTTTTATGATAAATGGTTTTGCTGATAAAGATCATGAGTTTACTAATAACATTACAAGAATTCAGAATTTAGATGTTTGTAATGGTTGTTGGAATAAGGAAGAATTTACATTTGATCCTGGCAATTGGGATTGGTGCCCTGAAAATGAGGGAACAGAACTACAACATATTTGCCAAAAGTCAATAACACCAGAAAGAGTATATAAAGAAATAAAACAATATTTAATTTAAAATTTTTTAATCATATTTATAAATAAATTACATTATGAGTGAAGTAATCAAGTTATCAAAAGAAGAGTTAGATAAACTCAAGGAATTTAAAGTAAAAAATGACCAAGTTGTATTGCAATTAGGTCAAGTAGATGTTCAAAGAGCAATTTTAGAAGGACAAAGAGGAGTTATACTAGAAAAGTTAGCTGAATTGCAAGAAGAATCTAAATCTACAGCGGAAAAACTCCAGGAAAAATACGGTGATGGTAACATCAATCTAGAAACTGGAGAATTTACTTTAGTAAAATAGTTTTTTGAAAGGTTTTTTAATATTTATAATAAAACAATATTAAAAATAATATACAAAAATGGCAGAAACATTAATATCTCCAGGAGTATTAGCAAGAGAAAATGATTCATCTTTTGTAACAGCTCGACCAGTAGAAAGAGGAGCAGCTATTATTGGACCTACAGTAAAAGGACCTATTGAGCAACCAACATTAGTTAGTTCATATAGTTCTTTCCAAGCAATATTTGGTGATAAGTTACAGAGTGGTTCTAATGAATTTAGCTACTTAACTTCCGTAGCCGCTAACAATTATTTCCAAAATGGCGGTAATTCATTATTAGTAACACGTGTAGTAAGTGGTAGTACAACTCAAGATTGGACACCAGCTACAAGTTCGGCAGCTGCTGAACAAACAGGAACTGTAGCAGCATTTGGTATTCCTACAGGTTCACAAGGACCTACTACAGGATTAAGTCCATTTGTTCTAGAAACAATATCAGAGGGTGCAATAATGAATAGTGCAATTCAACAAGATGAATCCAGTAACAATGTAGAAAATGGAAATGGAGCCCTAACATCAGGTAGCTTTGATAATTTAAGATATGAAATTGCAAGTGTTAATTCTTCTTCTGGTGTATTTTCACTATTAATTAGAAGAGGAGATGATACTAATAATCAAAAAGTAATATTAGAACAATATAATAATATTTCTTTAGATCCGTTAGCAGCTAATTATATATCAAGAGCAATTGGTGATGTTTCTACTACATTAGTAACAGAAGGAAGTGATACATTCTTACAAGAATCAGGTTCATTCCCTAACATTTCTAATTATGTAAGAGTAAAAGCAGTAAATTATGCTACACCTAACTACTTTAATAATGATGGAACAGCTAAAGATGAATATACAGGATCTTTACCTGCAGTTTCTTCAGGTTCATTTGGTGGTGGTAATGGATTAAATGTTCCAACTGACCAACCAGCAAATAGAGTACCTGCTAACTTCTATCAAAATATTAATTCTACAAATACACAAGGATTAAGAGGTGATGATTATACTAATGCAATTGCTTTATTAGCTAACCAAGATGATTATCAATACAATGTAATATCAGCACCTGGTTTAACTAATCAATCTTATGCTACTCAAATTAGTAGTTTAAGTAATAATACAATTGCAAGGGGTGATGCTATTTTTGTACTAGATTTAGTAGATTATAACCAACCAATTAATACAGTAACTGCACAAGCTTCTGGGCTTGATACAAGTTATGCAGCTGCTTATTGGCCTTGGGTTCAAACAGTAGATCCAAATACAGCTCAATTAGTATATGTACCTGCTTCAACTATGATTCCTGGTGTTTATGCGTTTACAGATGCTTCAAGTGATCCTTGGTTTGCACCTGCAGGTATAACTAGAGGAGGATTAGGTCAAGTAGTTAGAGCTGAAAGAAAATTAACTTCTACTAATAGAGATACTTTATATGAAGGTAATGTTAATCCAATAGCTACATTCCCACAAACAGGAGTTGTAGTATTTGGTCAGAAAACATTACAAAAAGCAGCAACTGCGTTAGATAGAGTAAATGTAAGAAGATTGTTAATTGCGTTAAAAGATTTTATATCTCAAATTGCAGATAATTTAGTATTTGAACAAAATACAATTGCAACAAGACAAAATTTCTTAACACAAGTTAACCCTTATTTAGAAAGTGTACAACAAAGACAAGGATTGTATGCATTTAAAGTAGTAATGGATGAGTCAAATAATACACCAGATGTGATAGATAGAAACGAGTTGATAGGACAAATATTCCTACAACCAACTAAAACAGCTGAATTTATTATATTAGATTTCAATGTATTACCTACTGGTGCAACATTCCCAGCATAAAAATTTGAAATATAAATATTTATAATAAAATAAAGATATAAAATGGCAGTATTAAATCCGAACGAAATATTTTTCACAGCTTTTGAGCCAAAACAAGCTAACAGATTTATCTTATTTGTAGATGGTTTCCCTTCATATATTATGAAAGGTGTATCAGCTGTTTCTGTAAGTCAAGGTTCAGTTCCTTTAAATCATATTAACGTTCAAAGATATGTAAAAGGTAAAACAGTATGGAATACCATAGACTTTACATTATTTGACCCAATTACTCCATCAGGAGCTCAAGCAGTAATGGAGTGGGTAAGATTACATCACGAATCAGTAACTGGTAGAGATGGTTACTCTGATTTCTATAAAAAAGATCTTACTATAAATGTATTAGGACCTGTGGGTGATATAGTTTCTGAATGGATTATTAAAGGAGCATTTATTACTGAAGCTTCATTTGGTGATTTTAATTGGGATACGGAAGATACAGCCCAAGAATTAACAATGACAGTACAACCTGATTATTGTGTGTTAAATTTCTAAGAGATATTTATCTACCCTCTTTAAAAAATAGCTTGGCTTTGGTCAAGCTTTTTTTTATATTACATATGTATAATAAACAAACGTTATACTTAAATTAAGATTATGGCTGAATTTAAATTACCCACTGAAGTAATAGACTTACCATCAAAAGGTTTACTATATCCAAAAGATAACCCATTATCCGAAGGAAAAATCGAACTTAAATACATGACTGCTAAAGAAGAAGATATATTATCTAATTCTTCTTATATTAGACAAGGTATTGTATTAGATAAATTATTTAAATCTTTAATTGTTACTAAAATTAATTACAATGATCTATTAATTGGAGATAAAAATGCTATTATGGTAGCATCTAGAGTATTAGGTTATGGTA